ATCCCGCGCGCGTCCCCATAACCGGAAAGCGTCATTGCCCCGGACATTCCCGCCCAGCGCCCAAATCTCGGAGTTGAATTCCTTTATGTTTTCCGCAAATTCACGGTCGAATTGCGGATACTCGGAATTCCGAAGCGATATCTTCAGATCGTCGCCCTGCTTTGGAAAGTCAGTCGCCATCGGATTCCTCGGTCATCGCGTCGAATGATTCGCCGGTCATCGGGTTGATTTTGCCGGGACCGTAGGGCGATTGTCCGCCGCCGAACGGCTCGAATGCCAGCTTGAGGCCGAACTGCTCGGCGAGCTGCTTGTCTCTGGCGATTTGCGCGAATACTTCCTCGACATCGCGACCATATACGTTCGCGACATCCTGCATCGAAATCAATCCGTTCGTTAATGCGACGACGTGAGCGCTGATCTCTTTCTGGGGATCGACCCACTGGAAGCCGCGCGGTCGGAACTGCGACGCGCTCGCGAACTTGTCGAACTTATCGATGGGCAAATTGACCGTGCCAATCGTGAACGCATTGATCAGCCAGCGCTCATAAACCGGCATGACAAAATGGGCGATCATATAGCTCTGGATTGTTTTATAAAAATCACGATCCTCGATGCTGCCCTGGCGAATGCTCGAATAACTGGTTTGCGTCAGGTCATTAGCCAGTGAGTGATAAGAAACGCCGAGACCTGATGCGATGCCGCGCAGGATCGATTTCTCGAAATCACCGAAAGCGCTAGTCGGATGCGACGGATCCCAGGGTTGGAATTCGACATCCCTGGGGAGCTGGAAGAATGTGCCAGGCTCCGCATCAGTCAGCGGGACAATGCCATCCTCGAGATCGTCGCCCATAAATCCATCGCCGGATCGAGAAACGAAAAAGCCCATTTTGCTCGCAGCGGTCCTGGCTGCAACCAGCTCCGCCTCGCGATAACCGTGCAGCATCTTCAGCGATGTCAGCGCGGTCGACATCCAGGGAACCCCGCGCGTTTGCTGGGCTCGGTCTGGCATATACAAATGCAAGATATTCTCGGCCTCGACTCGCTGAGTGCGCCGATCATACTGGTGGAATTGGTAATCGCCGGGATGCTCGGTGAGCATATGGTAAGCGACCGGGCGCCGGTATTGATCGAACTCGACGCCCATTCTGATTTCGTTACCGTTGGGCGCGCGCTCGTTCTTTTCTTCATCGATTAGATCGGGCTCCAGGAACTCGAGCGCAAATCGGTCCTGGTTGCCGTCATAGTTGACAAACCTGACCAGCGCCTCGCCATCGCGAGCCATCGACTCCGCGACCATTGCTTGAGCATCAGTAAATGACAGCCGTCCATCGACCGTGCAATTCCCCACTCTGCTCCAGCGGGACCATTCCTGCTCGATGATCGAGTTGCCGATCTGATCCAGGCTGCCGTCGACGTTGGTGGCCTTCACCTGGAGCGTCGCACCGCGCTCTCCGACGACGTTAGTTTTGACCAGGTGAAGATATCGGCGAGCGTATTCGTTGTTCCTGGCAAGCTCTCGGCAGCGATTGCGGAGCGTTTTCAGTGAATAGCGCAGCTCGGAATCCGCCGAGCGCTGCGATGTCACAAAATCAGAAAACAGCCGCCCGGTGCCAGCGCCATCAAATCCGCGCTTTTTGACCGGCTTCGGCTTCCTGCGAAGAAAGTCGAACATTCCCATCAGATAAATCTCACCTTAATCGTCGCCGCTGTTTTGCGTCCGAGCCTGATTTCCTCGAGGCGCTTCGCTCGATTCACTTCGGCGTTGTAATAGTCGCGCCATTTGATCAGCTCGTCGATTGATAATTTCGTCAGGCTGCGCCCCTGGATTGCGTAGTTTGAAACGTCGGAATCGGCTCTCCCCTGGAGCAGTGACTCAATTTTTGTCAGCATAATTTCGGCATGAGTGCGCGGGTCGGAATTGTTGACATCAAGATCGACCAGAACAGTAAACGCGCCTCGAGCAACGACGACGCGATTCCCGTCCGAATTCCGGGAGATTTCTAATTGCCAATGATAGTATCCGGCATCATAGAGAGCCGTCGCGGTCGAGTCAGCGGTGAATAGATAGGCGCTACCCGATGCGACTCCGACAATTTGCAATTCACTTGCGCCGCCGCCGGTAATCCGGGCGACGTATGTGGCAGTGTAGTCGGCGGTCGGATAGTCGGTCGTCAGGTCTGACCGCTTCCATTGAATATAGTCGCCGACGACGATCTCGGACGGTTCGCCCTCCGGCGCGGCTGCGGCATCAAATAGGTTTGCCAATTCCTACCTCCAGTTGTTTACGAATCCGCCCGATTTTCTTGAATTCGCGGGCCGCTTTTTGCGCTCGGTTTTTTCGCCGCCGCCTTCGGTTCGCTGGTCTGCGATTTTATCCGCTAGTATATTGACATTGATACCGGAAATATATAGCGCCGCCATAGCATAACATCGAACGTCGAGCGCTTCATTCCTTCGTCGCTTTTTCACCCACTGACGTTTTGCATGGCCGCGAACGTACCGCGTCACAAGTTGCTCCGCCGTGAGCTGCAAGAAATACTCCGAATCCCGATCATCGGGAAAATGACAGTATCCAGGGCCGGGATCGGTGATCTTCAGCCGCCCATAAACCAATTCCTTCGCAGTATCGGAACCGACCGGGTAAAGCCGCACCTTCCCGATGTTGTTTTTGCTGGGGCGCCCGACCAGGGGACGACCCTCTCCGCCGACGCCCTTGATGCCAAACACCCGCCGCGATTCCCGGCCCTTGATATATCGATAGGTCGCCTGGGTATGGTGTCCGCCGGTATCGATGCAAGTCGCGCGGACGCCCAGCTCGCGACCGTCCTGGGTTTCATAGCTGGCGAATAGCACCGCATCGAGATCAGCCCAAACCTGGGGCGAGCTGGGATCGCCGGGCAGCACCATATATTCGAGCGACCAGGTTTCCTCGTCTCGACCGACGCCGACCAGCTCGACCTCGAGGCGGTCATCCTGGACATCGACCCCGGCGACGACCGTGATGACCTGATCCGGCCAGCGGTCGCCCCAATCCTCGGCGCGATGCTCGAGCATATCCTGGTCAACACTGTCGCCCGACTCTTCCCAGGTCTCAGCCAGGGAGACATTCACAAATGTCTGGAGATCGCCGCTTCGCTTTTTCTCGATGAATGATTGCGCGATATCGCCGAGCTTTCGGAAGCAGGAATAAAGCTCGTTCAAGTGATAGCTGGCATGACCTCGGAATTCGGCGGAGCCGCGCCACTCACCGCGCCGGATCGCAGCGATTCTCTCGCCATCGCTCCACATTACGCCGCAGCCGTTGCAAGTATATTTGGCGGTCTCCGGCTGATCCTCATCCCAGATCACGCTCGACCAGGTGAGCTGCTGCCGATGCTCGCAGCTCGGACATGGCACATAGAAATGACGCTGATCGCCCTGCAAATAAGCATCTTCGATCCAGCTCGCGTTTTTGATTGTCGGTGTGCTGATCTCGAGCAGCTTCCGCCGGTCGCCGAATGTCGCGGCGCGCTGCCACAATAGCGAGACCGGATGCCCTTCCTGGCTTTTGTCATAGCCGTCAGTTTCATCGCAAACAATGAAGGGCGCCGAACGTCCGCGCATCGTTTTCGGTGATCCCGACCAGGAAAACATCAGGAACCCGCCGGGATAGCTCTTCATGCGCTGATTGTTGACGCCTTCCCTAGCTCTAGGCTTGGCAATCAAATCCTGGAGCTGGTCATTGCTCTCCACCAGCGGATTGAATTTCGTCTCGAGCCAGGTCGCCAAATCACCCTGGGATGGCTGCATCATTATCTGGCTTTGCGGGTCTTGCCCGATCTTGAACGCCTGGGCGCATAGCGCGAGCATGGTTTTCCCGACTTGGGCGCTCCACATCAGCGTGATCCGCTGGCATTCCGGGTTTGCGGTCATGTCCAGCGGCTCGCGCTGGTAGGGCGCATGATCGAACCGGATCAAGCCGGGCACCGCGTTACCAATCGGAACCCGCACGTTCTGCTCCGCCCATTCGCTCGGCTTTAGGTTCGTCGGCGGCTTTAGGTGGCGAGCTGCGGAATGGATCGTCCGCCGCAGTCCGTCGAAGTTGCTGAATTCAGTCGTCATCGTCGTCAGGCTCTAGGTCGAATTCGCCGAGCGACTCGAGCGCCTGGTCGATCTCTTTCAGAATGACGGCCTTGATCCGGGTCTCGCTTTCTTCGCCCAGGATGGCAGTCGCGACCCGGCTCGGGACCGAGCGGATATTCGTTTTCACTTCAGCGAATACATTAGCCAGGGCGCGCTCTAGCTGCGCCAGGGGAACGACCTCGCCGCGCACCTTCGCCAGCTCCAGCTCGACTTTCGCCGTCTCCGCTGCGAGCTTGCGGCGCTTCAGCTCTCGCTCATCCGCCTGGTCGCTACCGCCAGCGGATTCCTTCGCGCGCTGCTCGAGCCAGGCGGACACCTCCGCCGTGTTGATCTGCCACGCCTTGCCCCGGCTGCCGCGCTGCGACACGGGCATCCCGCGCTTGATCCAGGCGTCGACCGTAGTGTGAGAGACGCCGAAAAGATCAGCGACCTCCTGACGTGTTACGTTTTTACCCCTTGTTGTTACCGGCATTCACACTCCTGTTTCCTTTGGTAACACTTTCATTATTCTCAATCTGAAAATTTGTTGCA